AAGAGAAGAACGATATTACATAATTGGAGGTATGGGTACATCAATCAGTTTAAGTTCAAACTAAAACCAAAACAATGGCTTTATTTATTTGCGCTAAATGTAAAAATGAAAAAGAATTAAAAAAACAAACTTTAATTTTTTTTAAAAAAAAATGGATTGTTAAAGAAGCCATTTGTGAATGCGGAAAATACATGGAAGCAGAAACGCAAGAGGGTTTTCCCTATCTACTTAGAACAGAGCCAAGCTTAAAAAAATAATGGGAAAAGGCCGAAAGAATATACCAACGAAAATAAAAAAAATGCAAGGTTCATTAAATTCTTCAAGAGAACTAAAGAATGAAATGCAAGTTACTACCTTAACAGAATTACCACCAGTTCCCGATTGGCTTAGAGAAACAGCTAAAATAGAATGGAGAAATGTAACTAATGAGCTTTTGAATTTACAAATGTTACATCAGATTGATTTAGTTTTATTGGCTGCTTATTGTAATGCTATTTCTTTGCATATTGAAATGGAAAAATATTTAATGGAAAAAGGCAGAGTTAATCATTACTACAATGAAGATGGAAGTTTACGCCATAGCCAAAGTAAGCCAGAAGTAAAAATTAGTAATGATAGTTTAGCGAATGCGTTAAAGATTGCAGTTCAATTTGGATTCACCCCAAGCAGTAGAGGTAGTATTTCAGCTCCTAAGATCACAAACAATACTCAAATAAATTATTTTGATTAGTGTCTAAATATTATTTTGATAAAGAGGCAGCAGATAGAGCTGTAAGTTTTATTGAGAAATTTATTACTCATACAAAAGGAGAGTTAGCAGGGCAGCCATTGATTTTAGAAAAGTGGCAAAGGGAAATAGTGGAAAAGATATTTGGATGGAAGAATAAAAAAACAAATCTTAGGCAATATAGGACTTGCTTTATTATGCTTGGGAGAAAGAATGGTAAAACAACTTTAACAGCAGGGATTGCTCTTTATATGTTGTTTGCTGATGAGGAAAGAGGAAGCGAAATTTACGCTGCTGCAGGAGATAGAAACCAAGCTGGATTAGTACATGAGATTGCAAAGGGAATGATCTTAAATAATCCTCAGCTAACTGCAAGAGCAAAGATATTAAGAAACTCAATCGTAAATGAAAGCAAGGGGAATTACTTTCAAGCGATAAGCTCTGATAGTAAAACCAAGCATGGTTTTAATGCTAATTGTGTAATATTTGATGAGTTGCATACTCAAGCAAATAGGGATTTATGGGATACACTTTTAACCAGTACTGGAAGTAGGAGGCAACCTTTAGTTGTTGCAATTACTACTGCAGGATATGATAAGCAGAGTATCTGTTATGAGGTTTACTCTTATGCTAAGAAAGTATTAGATGGAAGTATTAAAGATGATTCATTCCTTCCAATAATTTATGAATCTAAAGATAAGGATGATATTACAAAGGAAGAAACCTGGAAGAAAGCCAATCCTAATTATGGAGTAAGCTTAAGAAAAGAATATATGCAAAGAGAAAGTAAAAAGGCAATAGACATACCAAGCTATATGAATACTTTTAAAAGATTACATCTGAATCTATGGACAGAGAACGAAATTAAATGGATGGGAGATAAAGAGTGGATGGAATGCGAGGGGGAGCTTGGGGATTTAAGCGGAATGGCTGCATGGGGGGGTATTGACTTAGCGACCACCAGAGATATTAGTGCCTTTGTTTTAATTTTTAGAGTGGATAATATCTTTAAAATAAAGCCCTATTTCTTTGTGCCAAGAGATAACGCTAAGGCAAGAAGTGATAGGGATGGAGTGGATTACATGAGCTGGATAAGTCAAGGGTATATAATAGCTACTGAGGGGAATGTAACCGACTATTCATTTATAAGAAAAAAGATAAATGAGCTATCTAAAAAATATCGTATTCAAAGTATTGCTTATGACAGATGGAATGCAAGTCAATTAGTAATAGATTTAATTGGAGATGGAGCAACTTTATCTCCAATCGGAATGGGCTTTGCGAGTCAATCCGCTCCTACCAAGCAATTAGAAAAACTCATCTTATCAAAAGAAGTACAGCATGATGGTAATCCTGTACTAAGATGGATGATGGGGAATGTGCAACTTGAAATAGATGCTGCCGATAACCAGAAGATTAGTAAGAAAAAAAGCAAGGAAAAAATAGATGGAGTGGCTGCAACTATAATGGCTCTTGCAGAATACATGACAGAGGATAAAGAGGGAGATAGTATTTATGATAATCGAGGGCTTTTAATATTATGATTGATTTAAAAATACTTGCTTTATTAAGTCCTAATGGATTTGATGAAAGATTTTGGAAGTATGCAAAGGAAACTAAAACTTATGTAGAGGCGTATGAAAAAACAGAAACAGAACACGAAAAACATTTTGGAAAGCGTAAATATTCGGACTACAATAGCTTTAGAAATTGCAGAGATAGAAGGATAAAACGCAAAAAACCTATTTAACATAATAAAATTATACAATTTTTTAAGTCAAAAATCCTTATCAAGCGAATTGCATAGGATTGATTTTTAGAAGTTTTTGATATATGGAGAAGTAAAAAAGGAATAATGCCCTGTAATCGCATAAAAACCGCCTTAAAAATAAAATTAGCATAAACGCAAAAAGGTTGCATAATTAAACATTTTTATTATCGTATAATTGCAAAATTCCAAAAACTATACCATTGGCAATAACTGATTTTTTCAAAAACTTATTTAAAAAACCTGAAAAAAGAGATTTCCTTTCTGCTATGAGTGCAGGTAGAGGATCATCATCAGGAATATCTGTAAGTAAAACTTCTGCCTTAACTTTTACGGCAGTTTGGAGTGCAGTAAGATTATTATCAGAATCTATTAGCATCCTTCCTATTAATGTTTATGAAAGAGAAAAAAATGGTGATAAATCTTTAGCCATAAATAATCCATCTTATAATTTAGTACATAACGAACCAAATAATTATATGAGTTCAGTTACCTTTTTTGAAAAGATAATGATGGACTTGTGCCTAAGCGGAAACTCCTTTGTGCGAATAGTAAGAAATGGAGGGGGAACACCAGAGGCATTATTACCATTGAATGCTCAAGATGTTAAAGTTAAAATGAGTGATGGCCAGATATTTTATCACAACAATAATAGCAACAATATTTATGATGATTATGATGTTTTGCATTTTAAGGGAGTAAGTCAAGATGGAATTTTAGGGCTTTCTCCTATAACCCAAAACGCAAACGCTATAGGATGGGGTATGGCACTTGAGGACTACGGAAATAAATATTTTACAAACTCTGCTAAATTGTCGGGAGTATTGGAAACAGATAGGGCATTAAGTGAACAAGCAATAGAAAGATTAAAAAATTCATTTTCCAACACTTACAATCAATTAAAAAATGCTCAATCAACTGCTATACTTGAAGAAGGACTATCTTTTAAACCCATTACTATTAGCCCAGAGCAAAGTCAATTTTTAGCAAGTAGGGTTTTTTCAATTACTGAGGTGGCTCGTATGTTCAACATCCCTACTTTTATGCTCCAAGAACATTCCAAAAGTTCCTTTAATAATATAGAATCATTAAGTCAATCTTATGTAACTTATACCTTAATGCCTTATATAAGGAGAATGGAAAGCGAAATGAACAGAAAATTATTTAAGACAAATGAAAAAGGAAGGGTATTTGTAGAATGGAATGTAAACGGATTACTAAGAGGAAACATAAAAGATAGAACTGATAGTTATAAAACAGCTTTAACAAATGGATATATGACTATCAATGAAGTAAGAAGAAAAGAAAATATGAATAGTATAGTAGAGGGGGATGAGCATTATTTACCACTTAATATGACAACAATAAATAAAATAGGAGAAGATGCCAGCTGAGGAATGTAATAACGGATTATGGAAATGGGGGGAAACAGGAGAATGTAAATATGAAACCCAAGAAGAAGCTGAAAAAGATAATGAAGAATATAATGAGGAATCCGAAAATAAAGAGGAAATAAATACGGAAATAGAAGTTCAAGTTGATGAAGAATTTGAAAAAGATGAATCCTATTTTGATACAGAAAGAAACAAA